CTGCTCATAGGTGTATGAGGTTCCAGGAACGGTTCCGGTGTTGGTGTATACCTGTTCGCTACCGGCTTGAGGGATTACTTTGACCGTTGTCCAAGTGTCTACGTCGTCACGAGTTACCTGCAAGGATGGACCGTAATAAGGAACACCCGTGTCGTCGTCAGTCCACACATAGTTCCCTGTTGGGTTAAATGAACTTGGATACCAAGTACCGCTGTAAGGGATTGTTCCCAAGCCAGTCCCCGATGGACCGTTCCACACCCATGTACCGTAGTAATACTGAGGGTTGTAGTAAAAAGCGCCGTTGGGGCTTTGAAAAAATGGACCAATGTCTGTGTCGGTAATCTGTTGAATTAACGAAAGGGCGCTGCTGTTTGAAACCGGTGCATCCCAGTAGTAAGGCTCAACTTGATAAGTTCCGTTTGTAGCTCCATACACATACGGTGTGTATGTTTTGTAACCAGTTGCTATGTTTAGCAAGCCCACTGTTTGACCGTACGAGTTTGTCCATGTTGGCAGCACTACGGTTGGAGTTCCACTTACAAGCTGGACACTCCCATATCCTGAAATGCAAAGCACTTCAGCAATTCGGTCTCCTGAGTAAATAGATACGTTATTTACTGGGTGTCCTTGTTGAAGAAGAATACCTGCTTTGTATCTAAGTTTGACTTCGTTGCTTAGCGTTGCAACGGTTCCATATATGTTGGTGCTCATCACCACTTCGTCTATTTGAGCCGAAAGGGTGTTTGAAGTAAGTGTTTTTCCGTCAAATCCAATAGCTAAATAACTGCCTGGGTCAAAGGTAAATAGACCGAACGATTGAAGCCCTGATCCACCACTTGCAAAAATACCGTCAGCATAAAGCTCAAGGAATCCATTTGGTAAAGCAACTATTCCAATGTGGTGCCAATAGCCATCATTTAAGTAAACACCAGATACCTTGGCATTTCCTAGAAGCGTTGCTCCGTTGTAAACAATGCAAGAAAGTTCACCAGTGGTTTGAACAAACATCTTTAAGGTGTAAACAGATGGTGAGCCACTTACAAAAACGTCTTGTGTAAGAATTGTTTGACCAGCAATGGCGTTTCCTAGTATCCAGAAATCAATGCCATTCCATAAACTTGGAAATGTTGTTATGTTAAATTCACCAGAGCCAGTTGTAGCTGCGCCTGATATTCCGTTAACCCCACCGTTGCCTAAGTCAACGCATCCATTTGAGCTGTAGATAATTGCTCCAGCATTAGGAAAAGATACAACACCTTGATACAAGCCTTCTGATGCTCCCGTTACTTGATCATAAATGTTGGCTATGTAAGCATGGCCCGTGCCTTGTGAAATTCCTGTAACGGCAGGGAAGGTTGTTTTTACAGTAAAAGAAGACGGTGTAGCAGAGTCAATAACCGTAGGAGGAATGTTAAACGAGCCGGTTCCCGATGCCGTTGATAGGCCAGTTACGGTAACTAATTGTCCTGCTTTAAATACGTTTACCGACGTGTAGGTAATAACGTAGTAACCACCAGTGTATGTAGCGGTGGCTCCAGTAATTGTTGCCGTGCTAATTGTGTTTGCTCTAAACCATGCAGCTGTGTTGCTTGTGCTCACGTATGATTCCCAGAATGTGTTGGAAGTCATGTACTTAAGAGACAAGAATTTAGTCATGTCTGTAGCATCTACAAGCAATTGAGAATTAAGTTGGTCTGTTACTTGCTCTCGGATGCTGTCTACGGCTCCCCAGAAAATTGGGTAAGTTGTTCCAGACCATGTTGCGGTTACAGCAATTGGCATACGAACATTAAGAAGGTTTGGCGATCCATTAAAGTAACCGTTACGGTTGTTGACAGTCATCTTCAGCGTTGCAGATTCAACTCTATCCAAGAAATGTTGCTTCCCCGAAGCCGTAGTAAAGTCCTCGACGTACAAAGTTATGTTTGTCCAATACGGAGTTCCTGAGTACGACGTGGTGAAGTTAACTTGATTGGCGGTGTTTAGTGAGTTACCGCCAAGCGTGGGGTTAAAAGCCACATAGACGTTAAGCGTTGGGAGCGCACTAATCTGCGTCATGAAAGCCTCTTGCCTTGGTTTACATTCAATGCGGTTGATGGAAGGATTGTCTGGTTATTGACTTGTTTTCCACCAGTGTTTGAAAATAAGTTACCCATACGTCGCACATCTTTAGTTAGCATGTTTCTAACCATAATAGAAACAAGCGCCATAAAGGTAGCGTCTTGAACAAGTGCTCTTGCAAGCAAAGCCATTTCTATTTCAATGTTTATTTCTTGATTATTGTCTGAACTGTTAGGTATGTTTGATGACATTATCTTGCTTTAACTGTAACAGTAAATCTTGAAGTTCCAATCATTGCTCTATTTGGTGGCATGATTTGAATAATGTTTGTTCCAGGAACGGCATTTTTACCTTTTGTCCCTGGTGCATTGTATTGAAATTGTGGAAGCATGGGCAACTTTGGACTTCCAGGAAGATGTTTTAGTCCTGCATTAAAGAAATTAAAGATTGCATCTGCCGTTGTAGCTGCAACGTCGTATGATCCCTTAAGTTTGTTATGTGCAAATTCATCTTTTGCGTTTTGTACGACATCTTTTCCAGGACTAAAATGCGTCCCAATGTAATTTCCTAGTATTGCTCCAACCCCTAAAGCAGTTGCTATAGCACCTAGCATTGGTAAGAATCTAGCAGCAGCAGCCTCTCCAGCCATAATTTCTCCAGAGGTTCCTGCTATTTGAGCAATGTTTGCACCAGCCCCAAGTATATCTGAAGCCCCTAACGCAGTTGCGGTTGCTGCAGTATTAACTGCTATTTCTGCCAATATTGCGGTTTGTGAAATTGCTTGTTCTGCCGATACAGCTGCGCTGGCAGTTCCAGTAATAGATTTGACGGTGTTCATTACGGCTGAACCCAACTTGAAAGCTATTGATCCAACAAATAATGCAATGGCTGAGTCTGAAGCAATTGTTTTAATCAGTGGGTGGTCTTGAAAAAACTTAATTGCGTTAGAAGCCCAGTTGAACAAATCGGTAACGGTTGGAAGAAAGAACAAACCAATACCTGTTAAAAGATTTTTTGCTTGGTTTTTAAGATTGGTAAGTTTAAAGTTTAATTGACTACTAGTCATTCCAAAAGTTGTGGCTAAATCTGCCCCAGATGATTTGTTAAGTTTGTCATTTAACGTTGAAAGTTCTGGTATCTGTTTGATAAGTGCGCTAATAATTCCAACACTGCCCTTACCAAAAGTCGCTCCAATAAGAGCGTTTAATGGAACACCGGTTTTCTTGGATTGTGTTTCCAGCTGTTTAAGAACGTCAATTACACCGGTGCCTGGTGTTCTTGCTGTTTTGGCCAGGGCGTTTGCGTCAAGTCCAAATGCTTTAAGTGCTTTTTTAGAAACATTAGTTGGGTTTTCAATTTTCTGCATTCCATTAGCAATGGAGATAAATGCTTTTACACTTTCATAGCCTGATTTAGAAGCAACCGCAGAAATGGCTGCTGCTTCTGCCATGTTGACGCCAACACCGGCTAAAGCTCCACCGACCTTACCTTTTAGGGTTGCCACAAGGCTGTCTAGTGATCCTATGTGCGCCTTGTTTGCATTGACCATAAGGTCTGAAATTGCAGCAACATCCATGCCTTTTGCAATTTGCAGGCTTTGAGCTGCAACAATTGTCTTTGTTATTTCAGTTACGTCACCACCTGTAATGACCGCTGCTTTGGCTGCAGCATCTACAAGTGCGTAGCCATTCGCTCCTGTTATTCCAGCTTTTTCTACTACAAGAAATGCTTCTGCAATCTTGTCAGACGCAATGGTTGTCTCGTTAGAAACATCCATTATCTTAGTCTTTAAGTATTCTATTTCTGCTGCGGATGCGTTTGACTGATTTTGAATTTTGTCAAGTGCTTCTGTGTATTTAAGTGCGCTTTCAATTCCAACACCGATTATGGCCACGCCAACACCAATGATTGCTGTTGATGCTTTCTTTCCAAAGGCAGTAAGTTTTCCACCAGTTGTTTCGGCGACTGTACCGAACTCTGTCATCTTGCCTTCGGCTTCAGACATTTTTGTCATGTATTCTCTGGTGTCAGCGAGAAGAGTGGCTACTACTGGTGGAAGAAGTCCAGCCATTTTTACGCCTCCTGAGCAGCGATTACGAGTTCTTTGAACAATTCTTTAATTCTTGGAAGCGCCTTCTCCATACCTGGTTGCAAATAAGGGAACGGTCTTGTTGTGTAGTAAGGCCAACGACCTGCGCCGTGAAAACCAAGTTCCACCCTGCGTGCGTACACAAGATTGCGTGGCCCTGTTTCTGATTGCCACACACCGGTTCCTACCATTTTTACGTTGTCAAGACCAATGCTTGATCGTAAATTGTTTGTCCAACTTGTTGGAACTGGCCATGCGGTTGAGTGCCATTTATCATTTGAACTACCACTGATTGATTCTTTTGCTTTAGCTGCGATTTCGCTTCCGCCTTGGGAAACAAATTCTCTTGCTGCCTTATTGATTCTGGCATTCATTTCTGAAATAGCATTGTCAAATTGAGGTACGCCTCTGACCACGTCAGCCATTTTCTACCTCGTTTACGGTCTTGTCTATTGACAGCAACCAATCGGTTATGTCTCTTGGTTGATTCATAAAATCTTCGTGTGAACCACCAAAGATTTTTCGAAACCTGTATTCACGGTAAAGGTTTGCTAATTCAGCATCAACATCTGCGTCCCTGCCCTTTAATGCTGCCTCTAGTTTTCCTAGTCGGCGATAGGGGCTTTTGGGTCCGTGTCTGGCGAAGTGTCAATTGTGTCGTTGTATTCTTTTCCACACGCAGTTGAAAGTTCGTCAAAAATTGCTTTAGGCAAATCAATTACGGTTTCTATTGTGGGTAAGTCACCAAGCGACCAGGACTTAACCATCCCAACAATTAACGCAGCTTGGTAACCGTCAAGGTTTTCCTGATCTTGTTCGCTTACTTCCGAAAAGACACCCCATGTTTTAGGGTCTTTATCATCAAATCCAAGGTTAGTTAGTTTTGCTGCCGTTGAAGCTGCCTTTAAAAAGGCACGACTTATAGAACGGTTGGTGCGTTCGCTAATCTCTTCTTTTGAAAAGATAATTGCTGTTTGTCCGTTGGTTAGGTTAATTGCTGGCATGGTTTCCCCTTTGGGTTATTTAGTAAGGTGCTGCTGTTGCGTTGATAATGTTAGCTTGAATTGGTGAGTAACCAGTTGTAGCGTCAGTAGCGTCTGCGTTAGCAGTGAACTCTACCTCAACTTCTGTGTAAGCCTTGCCACGAGTACGCTTTACGTTTTGGAACTGAGCCTGTGTCATTGTGAATGAAACGCTGAACTGTGTTCCACCTGATGAGTCGTTAGGGTCAGTGAAAGTAATAACAAGTGCCTGTGGGCTTCGTGTCAGTGCTGT